AAGCCCTCCTATAATACTTGGTTGAATAGTTACCTTCCCACATCATCGACACCAACGATACAGGGTATGGAAAATCACTTGTCACTTTAAGTTCAAAATTAGTATTACGTCGGTGGATGGGTACGGTAAATTGACGCTCAAGTTGTACAGGGTTAGTATCAGCAGAATAGTAATCACCATCTGTTGTATGCTCTACAGGTTTCCATTCATTAGAACCGTCAGCTTTTACTTTAAAACGAACAGCGCCAGTTCTGCCAACAGAAAATTTAATTCTAGAAATGGTTAATGTAGCAGTATAGTCAGTTTCATTATCCTGAGGGCGGTAGTACAACTTAGGAAAGGTTGTCTCAAAATCATAACCATAGCCGACAATGATACCGTCACTGTAATCAGTAAATTTACCTTTTACTTCAAAATACTTATAACTTGTACCAGTTTCCACACGTTCAATAGCAGAAGCGTAGTAACCAATATCTGAATCAATAGCAGACGCTGTATCTTTATCTGCTTCTGGAAGTGCCAAAAACATGACAGCTTGTTTGTCATCAATAGGTGTGTACGGTACGTAGACCTTAGTGATGTCATTTGTCTCGTCATACACCACAGCATCAACCGAAGCATGTGGCTTGACAGGACGTGTTGCCATATCAAGGCAAGGTGTACCAGACATACCGCTAGTAGTGGCTACAACATTACCAGTAGGCAGTTGATCAAGAGTAATCTTGCCAACAGTATATTCATCCTCATGTTGAGAAACAATTAGGACATCATCATCAATAATGTCTGTAGCTTGAATAGTACCCACTAACTGCCACTTAACCCATGCTTGGAATAGATCCTTCTCACCGTTGTTATAGAACCTATAAAGATACATATAGGAGCTATCACGATCCGTCAGCATGACCACAGAGTTTTGTGGGCTAACAGTAAGTGAATCAACAGTATCAGGAATCCACTCTTGTACAACCTTGCTAATGTCTACAACCAAGGGGCTCTGTTCAATTTCACGTAGCTGTAATGTAAACAGCTTGGAATAACCAGGTACAGTGTTAATAAATGCTCCAGTAGTACCTACATCAACAGGAGGGATGGTAGAAGACATCTCATAGTTAGAGATAGATCTAATCACTGCTGTTTTAGGTGTCAACGTTGTGGCACTAGCTGCATATACTTGAAACTGTTGTCTAGCACTAAACAGCAACAAACCTTGTGGAGAAGGTAGAACATCGTTAAGAACAACAGGACGTACGCTAGCTACGTTTAGATCAATAGGGTCGGAATCAACTTGTGTAAGAGCTGATTTAACAAAGAAATTAAACGAATCGTTAGCTACCCCAAAGAATACATTATCTTCCGACAACACGCCAAACCGGCTGTTATAAAAGAAAGTTGATGTAATCTTTTTACCAATAAAAGAAGGATCAGCGTTACTGTTATCATCACCTACTTCCCTGTCTACCCAGGTTACAGGTCCAAATGTAAATGTAGTGGCTCCAGTGTTTTCTAGTTGGTGCGGCATAGTTGCTGCGTCAAGGCCAGGGGATACATCTCTAGCACGTGTTTCTTTCCAGAAACCTTTACCAGAAGTACCATTAAAAGCTTCATACTCAAGGTAATAATCATCATCCGCTGAATTAGTGTTACGGATTTTTACATGATGTCCGTCAAAGGATTCTGCAGGAACATCATTAGCACTAGATACACTATCTTGAAAGGCTTCAATACCTTCGTTAGCTAGACCACCCTTAGCTTGAAATGTAAACGCCAGGGGAGTGCCAGTAGGTACTGTGTAATCCGTAACAACAGCGTTGGTACCTGCGGTACGTTTAATAACCAGACTGTTTGTATAGGCTTCTAGGGACCATACACCATCGAAGTTAGTATTACTAGCAGTATGTTGAGCTTCAATAACGTCTTTAATTTTATCGACTAAATGGTGGTTTGTATTGACATCAGAAGAATCATACACAAGCATATCATCAAACGTCGTACTGCTTTGTGCATTTGTCTCAGCGTCTTCACCTTGAATTGTTACTTTATAATTAAGACCATTAGTAACTGAGTTTAGTTTCAAGGTACCTACAGAGTTAGCCACAAACGTACCATCTGCTTGCATAGCAGCAGTTACTGTCTTGTTCGTAATAACAGTAACATCTTGAACACTACGGAAGTGATAATCTGACTGCTTAGTACCAGTCAAGTACGACGAACCGTTGTTAGTTACAGTACAAAATGTACCATCTTCTTTAGTCCATACATAAATATCGCTACCTTTAATGGCACCGACATATGAACCTGCATCATCACGGTCGATAAAGAACCAAGCAGCATCAGCTAGTTCAGTCTTAGTAAATGCTGTACCGTCAGCCTTCTTGAGTACATTAATATGCTCCATACCAGGTCTCTTAAGAAGACCATAGGTAGGATCAGGGTAACCATTAATACACTCAGTTACTTGGTTAGGCAGTTTCTTGTCATCATTCTGGCGTGATACACCACCCAGAAAATTAGGAATGTCTTGAGTTATTGCTGGCATTAGCGTTGCAAGGTATGGAACGGCTTATAGGGTCGGTAGAAATTACCACCATCGGGTGAACCAAAGAAAGTATAATCACCTTGATTACACTCATACTCCATAGCTTGGGAGCGGGTAACCAGTTCTTTCTGCTGCAAGACAGCATATTGATTAGCATCACCAATAATACGGCTAGACACAATAGCAGCAGCACGGGCTACAATGTGTGCCTGGATGGGTGCAGGGATGTTCTCCCAGCTGAAGTGCCATACAATATCTACATAAACATGCTCAGCTGTCCACTCATACGAGTGCTTCTTTTTGTCGTATAGTTTACCACCACGGAAGATGGCTTCTTTTTCAATGTTCTCAGGGTAGCCCTGGTTAAGGTCCATCTGAAGAACATCGTCTGCAATTTTAATTTCGTTATTGTTGTCGGGTGTGATTTTATAATCAAACTCAGTATTAAAAGACCAGCCTTCGCTCTGTACCTCACGTGACACTTCTCTCAGGGTGTTGAGTGCAATCGCAACGTCCGGGTTGGTTTGAGTTTCAACTCTAGTCGTAACCTCACTACGTGTTAGTGTACGGGATGATACGGTCTGTGAGATGTTCACAGTGTAATTGTACGTAACAGGATTAGTCGATTGCTCTACACCAGCAACAGCAATAGACGTACCATCTGTAATACCAGTTCCGCCGATGTAAGTACCGACAGGGATATTAGCAGTTTCAGTAGTCAAAGTGGTGCCGGAGATAGAGCCGGTAAAACGGCTAACCTCACTAACAACAAAGGTTTCTTCAGTTGTCAACGTGGTTACAGGAGCCTGACCAACTGACGCCAGGATCTGATTAACGGCTTTTAGTTCAGTGGAGCCAGTAGATAGGTAAGGCATAATTGCAAATGAGTATTATTCTCAATAAAGAATTAAAAAAAAGGAGCCCCCGAAGAGGCTCCCATATAAGAATAGATCAGAATGCGGAAGGCTTGGTAGCAGTACCAGCAAACAGTTCTACAGAAGCAGCGGGATTCAGGTAGTCAGCGCCCATGGCGAGACGACCCAGGATCACGTCACCCTGGTAGATGGTGGACACGTCGCCACTGGTGACTTGCACCTGAGGGGCGATAGCTTCCACACAGCCAGCAGCTTCACGTTGGAAGATGAGGCCACAGCTGTTAGCGAATTCGGTTTCTTCACCGTACTCATTGTTGATACCGGTAACATCGTTAGCAGCATCTTCAATAGCTTCGGACACGAAGGAACCAGTGTTACCAGGATCGGTCACACCAGGGTTCGTGGCAGAACCAGTACCATACTTGGTACCGTACTGAGAGAAGAACGGAATGTTCATGGACTTGTAGATCGTGATACCGGCAATCTCAACCACGCCGTCGCCACCCTGCAGTGCAGAGCCTTGAGCGTCACGGTTCACCAGACCATTGCTACCGACCGCTTGGATCAGGGCATAGTATTGGCGGGGGTTGAGGATCCCGACACGTCCGTCCTGGCTAACACCCTTCTCATCGAGGGCAGCTGCTGCATCATAGAATGCAGTCACCAGCTTAGCAGAATCATAGGCATCAGAAGCAGCAGTACCAGAAGAACCAACACGGATCTGAGTACCGCCCGGCTCGACATAGCCAGACTTAGTGATCGGAGAAGCAGCACGTGCACCACGAGTGATGGCACGGAAGATCAGACGATCATACTTTTGAGCAAGAGCGTAACCGATCTTACGAGAGATCTCGGAACGCATGTCGTAGTGAGAAAGAGTCTCATCAAGGTCGTACAGGAATGCACTGGAGATCAGTAGATCGTCAACCGTGATGGTCTTCTCAGCCACCGGAGGTGCCCCGTTGGAGTCACCCAGGATGCTGTTACCAGGCGTATGGAATTCCGCCTTGGTGTGACCAGTGTAGATAAACTGGAGAGACTTACCGTTGGTAAGCGTACGACGCATAACAAGATCACGAGCGATCGCATTATGCTGGAAGCCCTTAAACATCTCTCCAGAGAAGAGCTTCAAATAAAGTGCGCGGGCATCACCCGTCGCGTTAGATTGACCAGGCCGAGTCAGACTCGCAGCCATGGCAGAAGATTGAAAAGCCATTGTATAAAGTTAAAATTTATTTAGACAAGCTTCAAACGTTTGAAAAATTTTTTGTGGTCTATCCCACCGTCATGACGGCTAGAGGTGTCGGCGTACCGGCTCTAACCAATGCCGGGGGAGTCCTACTCCGAGGTGCTCCCCAAGCTATTACAGAAGGTCTTTAAGACACTTCTTTTGTGCACGGCATTCTGGTTTTTTATCACCACAATATCCGCATCGTTTGAATACAACCGTGGTATCGCCTGGTGTCATTGGAGTGACACTGGCTTTAACCTCATCGGATTGCATTGTTTGTGCACGCTTTCTTTTAGCTGGCATAGTTAAGAACAGTTTTTTTATAAGAGGTGCCACGATAGCACAATGCTACTTCCTTCTCCTCGCGGAGCATTTTGTTGTAGGCATTGACGATGTAGCGCTTTTCGAGATCAGACATAGTTCGTACATGGGTATAAACCTAAGCCCCGTTCCATGCTTAGGCAGTCATGCGTCTATGGTTGATTCGAGTACCATTTTGGTAAACTGTGTTTCCAAGAACTCAATATCTTGTTGCTCTTGCGGGTGACCACCAGGCCACTGTTTTTTATACAGTCTAAGTGCATCACGGATAATGCGTGCACCATCATCACAGACTCGAATGTCAAACATGGATGAACGTACGAAATAATTAACCGATTGCTGGTGCAGTCAGAGCGACAGGAGTTGTCTCAGCTGCTGCCAAGTCCAGCGGGAAGTTGTGGGCATTGCGTTCATGCATGACTTCCATACCAAGACCAGCTCGGTTAAGGATGTCTGCCCACGTATTGATTACATGACCGTTATGTACAATTGATTGGTTAAAGTTAAAACCATTCAAGTTAAAAGCCATGGTGCTGACGCCTAGTGCGGTGAACCAGATACCCACCACAGGCCAAGCAGCCAGGAAGAAATGCAGACTACGACTATTGTTGAAGCTGGCGTACTGGAAGATAAGACGACCAAAATAGCCATGAGCGGCAACAATGTTATAAGTCTCTTCCTCTTGTCCGAATTTGTAACCATAGTTTTGACTTACTTCTTCAGTTGTCTCACGGATAAGTGAGGAGGTAACCAGACTACCATGCATAGCAGAGAATAGAGAGCCACCGAAGACTCCAGCAACTCCCAGCATATGGAATGGATGCATAAGGATGTTATGCTCTGCCTGGAAGACAAACATATAGTTGAAAGTACCTGAGATGCCCAGGGGCATTGCGTCAGAGAAAGATCCTTGTCCGAAGGGATACACCAGAAACACGGCACTAGCTGCTGCAACAGGTGCAGAGTAAGCGACGAAGATCCAGGGACGCATACCTAGTCGATAGCTAAGTTCCCACTCTCGTCCCATGTAAGCATAGATGCCAATGAGGAAGTGGAACACGACGAGCTGGAATGGACCCCCGTTGTAGAGCCATTCATCAAGTGTAGCAGCTTCCCAAATTGGGTAGAAGTGAAGTCCGATGGCATTGCTGCTCGGTACGACGGCTCCCGATATGATGTTGTTTCCGTAGAGGAGGGAGCCTGCGACTGGTTCTCTGATTCCATCAATGTCTACAGGGGGTGCGCCAACGAAGGCAATGATAAAGCAAATTGTAGCAGCCAGAAGGCAGGGAACCATAAGGATTCCAAACCAGCCGACGTAAAGTCGATTGTTAGTAGAGGTTACCCAGGAGCAAAACTCGTCCCAGGTAGACTTCTGTTGTTGTTGAAGTACAGCGGTCATTAAAAGTGCAGGGTTGTGGTTTTCAAGGGTAAGTATTTGAGCACTTTTATAAAGCCCTCCCAAGGCTCACGTCCAGTGGAGGGCTGGATTGATTATCAGAAGTTATATTTAGCACCGACTTTAGTGCCGTAGCTGTTCTCGTCATCGCCAGTAATGAAGGAGACTTCACCATAGAGAGACAGAGCTTCAGTCACACCGTAGCTACCACCTGCCTTACCAGACAGCTGGACATCACCATCTCCATCATCAGGAGCCAGCAGAGCAGGACCGCCCTGGACGTACCAGTTAGAACCTTCGTAACCGACGTGGACATCGGTAGCAGAGCCAGCGTAGTCAGAGCCAGCAAAGCCAGAGTTGACTTCAATGTTTGCATAGGGACCAGCGATAGCGCCTTGAGCACAGCCGAGGAGGAAACCGGCAGCAATAATAGATTTCATAATTAGTAAGTTACTTTTTCTTAGCAGTTTTAGCGGAGCGTTTAAAGTTAGCAGCCGTGGGTGCTCCTTTAGACCCAGGCTTTCTCATTGTTTCACCGGATCCTTTCTTGATCCTCATCCTTTTAGCATGGATGTTGGCATAAAGACCACGTTTAGCCATTACTTTTTGCTCCCTTTCTTAGGGGGGCGTCCTTTCTTTGTACCGTATGTACCTTTACCTTGGGGCATTACCAGACTCCGGGAATGATTTGACCAGTGATTGCGTAACTACCAAGAGCAGCAATGATGCCCAGCATAGCAAGACGACCATTAAGCTTCTCAGCCTTTTCATTGTGGGTTTCAGTTACATCCATAATTGTCATAGGTGGTTCGATTGCATAGAGGTTTAGACGACCCCGTTCTTCAGTAACAGTAGTCATCAGAATGATACGTCAGAGTTTTCAAGACGACGCATCAGGTCTTGCCGATACGCCGGGTCACGATCATAGCGAGGATCGCTCATGGCTGCGACCAGCTCAGCCTGACTCTTGAATGAATCGTTAGTGTCTTCTGCACCACGTCCAGTCAACGTCTGACCATCTGTACCAGTGCTGTCATTGTAACGAGCCTGCAGAGCCTGTACGGCATAGTAGATGGCATTAGGGTTACCTGATTCCATCACACTGTCGTACATAGACACTTCATCTTTAGAGAAGTTGTCACTAGCCCATTGTAGCATAGACTTGTAAGCTTTGTCACCGCCAACCATGTCCATCAAGAACTCGGCTTGCTCTTCACTGAGACCTTCGCCACTGTCGGTGTCTTCGCTTTCTTCTGCAGGCTCTTCCTTTGCAGGCTCACCCTCGTCTTCGGGGGCTGGTACTTCATCACGCGGTTCTCCAAGTTTTTTCTGAAGCTCTACGTATGCTTGTTCAAGCGATTGCTGGTCTTTAAATTTACCAGCAAGTAGCGGCTGCTCTCCACCCTCAAGAGACTCAGCAACCGCCAGGGAGTCTTTCTCATCCGAGTTAAGAATCTCAGGATTAGCAGGTGTTTCGTTCATCGTAAATGTTTCAGCCATTTATTACTGGGGGATAGGTGGTTGTTGTTGTGCCTGTTGCATAGCTTGCATCTCAGCTGCGGCAGTCTTCTGTTCGACTGCTGCCATCTGTGGTGCTTGCTGCTGCATCATCATCGCCTGTTGCTGCTGCATAGCTTGCTGTTGCTCAGCTTGTAGTTCTTGCATACTCTTCACAAGATTGAGTACGTCAATACCAGACGATGCTGCCAGACGTTTAATGACTTCATCAGGGTTGATGTATTGTGCAATAGCATCTGGACCCATGGTTTGCGCAATGACAGTAAGGAACTGTGCAAGGCTCTCACGATCTTGACCACGACCAAGTGCATTAATACCAGCCACGATTGTGGGTCGTACAATACCACCTTGAGGCAGTCGGGGGATGTCGCCAGTTTTCTGTGCGACGTTGAGCTTACGATTGAGATACGGAACTAGGAACTCAACAGTCAACAGGGAGAATAGTCCACCGAGTTGCTGCTCCAGTTCAAGTTGTGTCATACGAACCTCTTCCGCTGTAGTGCGTTCACTGTCCCTCACGTTGAGGATCAGGAATGCTTCGTTCAAACGTTGAGTCAGTGACCCAATCATCTGATACGCAGTGGAGAAGTCCGCTGTCTTCCCAACCTGTACCACACCAATGTCATCAGGGCGTCCCTGGATGATAGCACCATTACCTGCTTTGGCAAGTGTTTGGGGTTTGGTGGTACTGCTCGGGCTGACAGTAAACACTACCTTAGCAGCTGCTGCGCTGCCTTCAACGATGGCTTGTGACAGAGCTTCAAGTGACTTTAGGTCTCCAAGGAACTCCTCTACCCTACCACGTCCGTAGACCTCTCCGTCTACGTGGTTGAATCGTAGCACAAGCCAGGGGTTGGCGTCAAGGGGAGCCTTGCCCATTGACTTAGGCAGGATCTGATCGTCCAGCTCCTGGTGCCACACCCAGCGATTGTTGTCGCGTTTTACGTGGGTATAAATAACACATTCATCCATCGGGATGTGTTGATGATCGTCAACCACAGAATTCTTAGACTTGTCTTCGTATTCCGGGTAAAATTGTTTGATTAATTTTTTCGAGATTGTTTCTTTCGTTACAATTTCAATAACGTTACCGTTACCATCCCTGTCTACCACGTATCGAGAAAGAGGATAAAGTTTTAATCCATCTTTACTCATAAAGATCAGGGCATTACCAGCTACGACCAGGTGCTTGAGTGCTTGATGAACGACCACACGGTCACCGGACTCCGCGATGGATTCCATAACAGTGCGTTCGATCTTAGCAAACGACAAGTCAAGTTCAGAT